ATCATCTGTGGCCGCGTGATTGGGGAGTATGAGCTAGCCCCTGGCAGCCGCATATCCACTACCTGCAAGCGCTGCAAAGCGGCAAACGAAGTCGAGATGCAAGCGGTCGAGGTGAAACGCGCCACGATTAGCAGCCGTGTTGACAGCGACCACTAGATATGGTATATATTAACTAACCACATACAACCTAGCGGCCCCCTGCGGCCCAAGTGTGCGACCCTCAGCGGTCCGGGACTCTCGGACCGTTTTTCTTTTGGGGGCACAAGTGGGCTTGATTGGGCTGGCAATACGGAATATCGCCACATCGTCGGGGCTTGACGCGTTCCTGCGCGTCGGAGCTAACACGACGTATGCCGGCATCTCCGTAACCCCCGAGACCGCACTACAGATTGCTGCCGTATTTGGCTGCACGCGGGTCATTGCCGAGGACATCGGAAAACTGCCGTTTGAGGTCTACCAGCAGACTGCCGACCGTGAGCGCCAGCGGGCTACCACCTCCCCGCTGTGGAAGCTCATCCACGACCGCCCTAACGCCTACCAGACTTCCCAACAATTCCGTGAGTACCTGACGGCATGTGCCCTACTGCGCGGCAACGGCTTCGCGCTCAAGAACGTGATACAGGGCCAGGTACGCGAGTTGTTGCCGCTCTCGCCTGACCGGGTGAACGTCGTACAGCTCCCCGACTTCGAAATTGTGTTCGACGTAACGATGGACAACGGGCGCATTGAGCGCCTGACGAAGCGTGACGTGTTTGTACTGCCTGGCCTCACCATCAACGGCGCGTTCGGTGTCTCAGTAGTCCAATACGCCCGCCAGACGCTCGGCACGATCACGGGAGCCAACCGTCACGCTGGCACTTTCTTCGGTAACGGCGCGAAGCCCAGCGGCATGTTGAACCATCCAGGGAAGCTTAGCGATCAGGCAGCAAAGCGACTCAAGAATGATTTGTACGAAGCAACAGCTGGCGCAGCCTCCAACAACACGCTGGTACTCGAAGAGGGCATGAAGTTCGAGCCGGTCACGATGACCAACACCGATAGCCAATTCCTGGAAAGCCGTGTGTTTGAGGTAGTGGAAATCTGCCGCTGGTTCCGAGTACCGCCGCACAAAGTGGCGGAGTTGTCGCGGGCCACCTTTTCAAATATCGAGCATCAGGCCATCGAGTACGTAACCGACACGCTTATGCCTTGGGGTAAGCGCTGGGAATATGCGATCAACGGCCAGGTGATCGTTACCAACGCTCTCTATGCCGAATTGAACTTTAACGCGCTGCTCAGGGGCACGACCAAAGAGCGCTACGAGGCGTACCTGATGGCTACCGGTGGCCCCTGGATGTCTGGCAACCAGGTGCGAAAGCTGGAGAACATGGAGCCTATGCCAGAGTTGGACAAGGTACTGAGACCGCTAAACTACGCGCCAGCGGGACAGGCCGAACAGGAGGCCAGTGGTGAACAGGCCAATTAGCGTAACCAACGCGCTCCGAGCGCTGAATAGGCGGGCGCGTCGTGACTGGTACAGAGTAGAGAGCAAGGCCAGCGACGAAGCCGATATCTACATCTACGACGAAATCGGCTATTGGGGCCTGACCGCGAGTGACTTCGTGCGTGACCTCCAGGCCATCAAGGCGAGCCGTATCAACCTGCATCTCAACACACCCGGCGGTGACGTGTTCGACGGTATCGCCATTCACAACGCCCTGCGGCAGCATTCTGCCAGTGTTGCGGTGCAGGTTGATAGCCTGGCCGCGTCTATCGGCTCCGTGATCGCCATGGCTGGCGACACCGTGACGATGGCCAAACACTCCACGATGATGATTCACGACCCCTGGGGCTTTGCGATGGGCAATGCCGAGGACATGCGCAAAATGTCCGAAGTATTGGACCAGTTGGGCGATACCATCGCTGGCGTCTATGCCGAGCGCGCTGGCGGATCTGTGCGCGAATGGCGCGACCGGATGCTGGAGGAAACCTGGTTGACCGACCGCGAAGCTGTTGACCTGGGGCTGGCTGATGAGGTGGATGGCGATAGCACGGTCGAAAACGCATTCGACCTAAGCATCTTCCGGCACCCACCGGAGCATTTGCAGGTGGCGGCCAGTGCCATCAAGCCACAACCAACTAAGCGAGACATCGAGACTGCCTTGCGGGAAGCTGGGCTCTCTCGTTCACAGGCGAAAGCCTTTGTAGCGGCGGCATGGGGCCGCATTGAGCCAGAGGGCGAGGCGCGGGACGTGGCCTACCTGGTGGCTCTGAGAGATGCTCTCCAGATTCTTGTGAGGTGATGTATGGACACCAAAGAACTCATTGACCAAATCCGCTCGCAGTTCGAGCAATTCAAGGCGCAGAACGACCAGCGCTTGGCTGAAATCGAGAAATACGGCGCGGCCACCGCTGAGACGCAGGCCAAGGTTGACGCCATTAACTCAGCCATAATCGACTTGCAAGCCAAGCTTGACGGCCGCATTGACGACATCGAGACGCGGCTCAACCGGCCGCACGCTGGTGGATACCACGGCGCTCGCTACAGCGACCAGCAGATGCGAGTGTACGCCCAGTGGCAGACTGTCGTGCAGGGCCGCGAGGTTGCGCCTGGTGACGTGGATACCGTGTTGATTGAGAATTACAATCGCGCCTTCCGTGATTGGGCACGGCACGGCGACCGGGCGGCTAGCGACAGCCTCCGCATTCTCAACGAGATGAGCGTTGCCAGCCCGCCTGATGGTGGTTTCCTGGTCAGTCCCGATACGAGTGGTCGTATCGCTACGATGGTCTACGAGACCTCGCCTATCCGGCGGCTGGCCAACGTGCAGACCATCTCCAGTGATGCCCTTGAGGGATACAACGATCTGGACCAGGCCGGCGCGGGTTGGGTTGGTGAAGTTCAGGTCCGACCTGGCAATACCGCAACGCCGCAGGTCGGCGTGTGGCGAATCCCGGCACATGAGGTCTACGCCGAGCCGCACGCCACCCAGAAAGTGCTGGACGACGCCAGCATTGACGTTGAGTCCTGGCTGGCGGGCAAGGTCGCGGAGCGGTTTGCCCGCATCGAGGCCACCGCGTTCGTTGTCGGTAACGGTGTGCTCCAGCCGCGGGGATTTATGACCTACCCCAACGGTGTGCCAGCGGCGGCGCTGTGGCAGGTTATCGAGCAGGTTGCCTCCGGTGCGGCGGCAACGCTGACCGCTGACGGGCTCATCAATGTGGTAACGGCGCTGAAAGCGTCCTACCGCCAGGGCTCGGTGTGGGCGATGAACCGTGCCACCGAGGGGGTTGTTCGACTACTCAAAGACGGTAACGGCAACTACCTCTGGCAGCCCGACTTCAGCATGGGCGGTCGTGCCACGCTGGTCGGCTACCCGGTAGAGGAGTTTGCCGACCTGCCTAATGTGGGCGCTGGGGTGTTGGCCGTAGCTTTCGGCAATTTCAAGGCCGCCTACCAGATCGTAGATCGTCTGGGCGTGCGCGTGCTGCGCGACCCGTACACCACCAAGGGCTGGGTGAAGTTCTACACCACCAAGCGCGTTGGTGGCGACGTGGTCAACTTTGAGGCGATCAAGATTCAGGTTTGCAGCCTGTAGGAATGAGCGGGGCGGCCACGGTCGCCCCTAGCACAGTGGAGGTAATAGCAATGCAACTCTCCGGAGATGTCAAGATAACCCAGGCGCTGCCCTTCTTGGCCGCGTCAGCCAGCGCTGACCGCAACGGTGCCATCCTCGACATGCAGGGCTACGAGGGCGTGCTGATGCTCGTGCAGACGGCCGATATTGCCGCCGGCGCGGTGACAAGCATCAAAGCGCAGCAAGACACCGACCCGGTAGGCGGGACGATGGCTGATCTTGCAGGTTCTCGCGTGGCAATCGCCGATAACGACGATGATCAGATTTTCTGGCTGGATATCAAACCAACCGAGCGCTATGTCCGGGTGGTGATCGACAAGGACGCGGCCAACAACACCAATGAGTGCGCCATCTATTTCCAGTACGGGCCATCGGCGCGGCCGGTTGATAACAACGTCGCCAACCTGGTGACCGGCGAGGTCCACAACTACGTGGCCGAGGGTGTCGCCTAATTCGTGTCTGAGTGACTAGGCGGGCGGTAGCTGGCCGTTATCGCCCGCTGTAACCAACGAAAGGGGGCCAACTAATGACGTATCAACCCCGAACATACCGAGAGCAAGGCGGCGACAAGTTTGTCGTAGTGAACGGTGGAGAAATAGAGGTTAGGGCTGGTGGCGTCGTGGACCTGCAAGCGGGTTCGGTGCTCAACATGGCCAACGGCTACAGTGCTGATGGTCACGGCATGCTCCGCTTGGCGCGGGCTACCTGGGACTTTGCCGAGCACGCTGGCGCTATTGGCGCGAAGGGCCTGGGTGTCACGCTGCCCGACAATGCCATCGTGGTCGGTGGCTTCATCGACGTAATCACCACCTGCACGACCGCTGGCGCGGACGCTGGCACGATGGCGATACACGTCGAGGGGGCTGACGACATCGTCGCGGCCGTGGCAGTCAATAGTGCTAATCCTGGTCCATGGGATGCGGGCCAACAGGCCATCATCCCCAAAGCCAACACACCCGAGACAACTGGCGTGAAGCTTACGGCCGCACGCGAGATCACGGCGACCATTGCGGCCCAGGAGTTCACTGCGGGCAAGTTCGTGGTGTTCCTGTACTACGTGTTGAGTGACTAGGGGTGCAGCTATGGCGACAGTAATGGTGATAGCGGGCACCCGACAAGTCCCGATCGAGATGGTCACACCGGCAGCGCAGGCGAGCGTCGCCGCTGAGACGCTGCTAGTGGGGTCTCAGATGGACATGCGCGGCTGGCGGTCTCTCGCCTACACGCTCCAGTGTGCGGCGCAGACCATCACTTACAACGTCTACGGAGCCAACGCCGCTGACTACAGTGATGAGGTAGTGGTGAGCGGTCCAACCGACATCGCGGCGGCAGCTAACAGTTCCTATGCCGTGGCGCAAGCGCCCTATGGCTATTACAGAGTCAAAATCCTGGACAAGGTCGGCGGAGTGCACGGCACAGTGACGTTGGCGGGTATTGCCAAGGGGTGAGTAGGCAGTGAGTAACGGCTATACCAGCGTGCAGACAATCAAGGACCGTTGCCGCATCATCGACAACATCGACGATGCCACCCTGGAGGCGGTGATCGATGCTGTCTCCCGGCAAATCGACAACTACACCGGGCGGCGATTCTACACCACCGCTCTGGATGAGGTGCGGTATTACACCGCCATGCGCGGCGGCCATCTCCGGCCGGGCGATGTGTTGAGCATCGCAACACTGGAGACCGATGAGGATGGCGACCGCGTTTACGAGACCACCTGGGCGGCCACCGACTACGACCTGGAGCCATACAACGCGGCGCTGGATGGCCTGCCCTACGACTGCATCACGGTGACACCGCGCGGCAACTACCAGTTCCCTGTCGGTAGCCCACGCGGCGTCAAGGTCACGGGCAAGTTCGGTTATTGCACGCTGGCAAACCTGCCGCCCACGGTGGGCGAAGCGGCCATTCTCCAGTGCCAGAAACTGTTCCTGCGGCGCGATGCCCCGTTCGGGATCGTCGCCGGGGCCGAGGCGCTGATGCGAATCAGCCGGCTCGATCCCGACGTAATCGCGCTGCTAGACGCCTACCGGCTGGTGACCGTCGGATGAGCCGGGTGCGGGTGCGGGTTGAAGGACTGAACCAGGTAGGGGCCAAGCTAAACGGCAACAAACTGTATGCCGGGCCTATCCGCAAGGTGATGGAGCGGTCAGTTGAGGTGATCGCTGGTAAAGCTGAGGAGCGAGCGCCCAGAAAATCATTCAAAATGGCCGGTAGCATCGAGACGCAGGTTGACCGGCGGCCGCTACCAACCTGGGCGCGAGTGGTGGTGACGGCCAGTGGGCGCGGTAAACATAACCGCTACCCGTGGATACTGGAATCGGGCCACAAGGCCCGGCGTGGCGCACGTGGTGGGGTCCTGGGGTTTGGGCGAATCAAGGGCAAAATGGGCACCTACACACGCACGCCCAAGGGCCGTCGCAAGTTCGTATTCGACACGAGCAAATACGTCAACCTGCATTACGCAGGCACGCGCAAGAGCACAAAGGGCTGGTTCAAGGGCGCGAGTCGTGGAATGCGGCCGAAGATCAAGCAACTGCTTGACCAGGCGGCTAGAGAGGTACAGCAGAATTGGCAACGCTAGACGAGCTAGGCCAGGCGCTAAAAACACGAATCGAGACCATTGGGGGCTTGCGGGTAGCCTGGCTGGCTCCTGACCGGGTCAACATCCCGATGGCGATTATCATACCGAACCAAATTCGCTACCACACGCGCTCTGGCGACGGCATGCGCGTCACGTTTGCCGTTCGGGTCTACGCCGCCAGTGTGCAACACGGCTCCTGGCGCGGCATGGAGGCGGTGATCCCGTACCTGGACAAGAGCGGGGTCAAAAGCATCAAAGCGGCCTTGGAGGCCGATACCCGGCTGGGCGGCATTGCCTCGTTCATGCAGGTGCACGGCGCAGAGACGTTTGACGACGAGGAAGCCGACCAGTGGTGGGGCGCGGTCATCGAAGTGGAAATAGGCGACTAGGAGGCAATCATTATGGCGATCACCCATACCACGCGTATCCAATGGACCAGCCCGAACGGCGGGGTAGACGTCGCCGGCACGGTCAGCGAGA